AAGACCTGTGTCGAGCCTCCCCCGCCGGCAGCTCCGCTGACCTCGCCGCCCCACAATACTTTCGTGAGCAGCGTCGAGTCGTAGCGCCAGACGTAGGCGTCGGTCTTGCCGACTCCGTTCAGGGAGAAGTTCATCGCACAAGAGGCTTCGTGTGATCCTTGAGGGCTTGGATCGCGGCGACGATGCCGTCACGCACGTCCTGAGCCACATGGGCCGACGTGCGCCCCACACCAACGCCGCGCGCCACCACCTCCGACACGCAGGCCTCTACCAGATCCATTTCGAGCTTGCCGGCCGTAAACGGCGAGACGACCACGCGCCCCTGCTGATCTACGATCTGCAGCCGAAAGATCGGACCCGACACTCAGTTCACCGAGACGGACTGTGGTGCGGCCGGGATCGGCTGGTAGACGACGGTATCAGCGGCTTGCGTCGGCAGCCCGTTGCCGATCGCGTTCACACCCGCCACCGAGACGGCGTATTCGATTCCGTAGTAAGCCGGCGACATCGTCGCGAACACGCTCGCGAGCGCGACGGTGAAGCTGCCGTCTGGGTTCTGCGGCGGACGCGCGATCGCGGCCTGCGCCACCGGATTCGAGTTCGGCGCCGCAATCGTGACCAGAAAATGCGTCACACCGTCCACGACGGCGAACGGCGCAACAATATCGACCGAGGAAGGGTTTCGTTTGACCATTGGTTAGTTGCAGACCCACGTAGCGTTGAGACGTTTGGCGAAGGCACCCGTGCCCGATCCCGCGCACGGCGAGGCGATCGTGCAATCCGAGCAGTAGTAGAACGCGCCGTTCGCTGGTGTGCCAAGACTGGCGAAGGCTTTCGCGGTATAAAGAATGCCGCTGGCGCCAGGATCGATGTTCCAGAGGTTGTTGGTGTCGAGGAACACGAAGTTGACGTCGGCGTTGTTCGCGGCGTTCCGCACCGTGATCAGGTTGACGTTGTTCGGCGCCCGCAGGACGTTCCCAGAGGCCGCAGGGTTCACGCCAGTGATGATCGGGTTGTTCCCTTGAATCGTGAGCGGAAACGCGCCGCTCGCGCCCGTCAAGGTCAGACCGGCGACACTCTGTGTGCCGGTGACCGTGATCGAGCCGTTGTAGCGCAGCGCGCCGTTCACCAGCACCCAGAACCGACCCTGCGCCTCCGCAGGCGCAGCGAGATACGCACCCACGAGCAGCGCCGCGACGAATGCCAGGCGCTTCACAGTGCGTTCGCCCGCACGACCACCCCGACAGACGTCGAGGTCATCGTCTTGATCCGCGGCGACAGGAACCCGAGCGGCCCCGGCAGTTGCACGATGTCGGTTGCTCCGGTCGCGAGCGTTCCACTCGACAACACGCTGAACGGTCCCGCGGCTGTCGGCCCAGACCGGATCTGATACGAGCAGGTTGCCCCACCGTCAGTGGACACCATGAACGTGAACTGCTCGCCCTGGTTGAAGGTGTTGTAAGGCGTAGCGATCGCGCCGGTCGACCCCAGGTTGTTCGACACCCCGCTGGTGCCGAACCCCCAGACGACTGCGACTTCACGCGTATTCATTACTGGTTCGCTCGCGTGCTATCGAAGTAGCGAATGAACCCGTTCACGCGCACCTGGAGCTGACCGATCGTCCCTGAACTGACGATGCGGATCGTGCTATTCGCGGGCGCGGCGTAGCCCTCGAACTCACCGGCCGTCGCCGTCGCCGTCGTCACCTGATTGAAACCGGCCGTCGAGGTCGGACCCGTCAACGTCGCCGCCGTGCCGGGATTGCCGGCAGGAAACGCCGGATCACCCGCACCCGTGCCGTCCACCTTCAGCACGACTTTCGGCGTCGAGCTGTTCGAGCTGGCCTGCACGTTCGAGCCGTAGAGTTCCGTCAGATACCAGGTTTCGTAGGGCGGCACGACCACCGACGCGATCAGCGTGGTCGAGGCGTTGGCCTGCGCGGTAGGACCGAACGAGAAGAGATTGCCTTTGGCCCCGTAGACGGGACCGCCGAAAGAAGTTTTGCCCATGTGTCCTCACAGAAAAAAACGGAGCGGCGGCACTCGTGAGGTAAGCACCTGGACTGCACAGGCACCACCGCTCCACAAACAGTCAGTGAACGATCAGGCGCCCTGCGTGCCGTAGGTGCCGACCCACTGCCACGCGCCCACCGAGAACCGGTGCCGCACCGTGAATATGCGGTTGCGCGTGCGCGGGTCGATCATCATCGGTTCGAGGGTGATCGCCTGGCGACGGTAGAACGTGAGGCCGTGACGCCCCTTCTGGTTCGCCACGAGGAACCACGCATCAGCATCGGTGAGGCGCGGGTTGACGATGATCGTCCAGTTGCGCCGATCCTTGATCGGGTTCTTGTCGTTGTCCGCCGAGCCGGGGAGCTGCACCGAGTTGACGAGACGGTGCGCGATGAACTCCAGAGCGGGCGCGACGTAGAGGATCCAGTCGGTGACCGGCGCCGAGATGTGGCCGGCTTCGTCCTTCTGGTCCGTCTGCAGGTCGATCATCGCCTGCGACAGCGACGTGGCCGAGAGATCGGCGTCCGTCGCGGGACGGTTCCTGGCGGTGCCGCCACCCTTCAGCGCGTGCGCGGTGCTGAAGAGCGAGACACCATCGGGCGTCGTCTCGGTGGAGAACCCGTTGTTGAACGGATTGGCCGCACGACCCTCTTCGACGTAGCGCGCCGAGAAGGCGAGCCACTCGCCGGCCTTCGAGAGCAACGACTCTGCGTCGTCGTCCAGTGCGGTCTGCGTGACCTCGAAGCCGAGGCCGTTCTCGGTGTGGGTGAAGTCCTTGGTGTAGCCCTGACGGAGCATGTCCATCGCGTAGGGCTGGCCCTCGGGCTTGTCCTGCGTGTCCCCGAACGGGACGTAGGTGACGATGCGCTCGAACTTCCGATCGCTCGTCTTGATGTTGAAGACGGCTGGGTAGATGCGCGGCAGCTCCTTGAGCTGGCCCTTCATCACGCCCATGAGCGTCTTGTCAACATTATCGTAAAGGTCGGGATTGATGCCGCGAACTTGTGCCATTGGTCAGTCCCTCCCTTTACCGGTAAAACGCCAGGTATGGCGTCGAAGACGAGATGGTGGAACCCTGACGGTAGGAGTTCGTCAGGAACTTGAAGGCGACGTAGCCGCCCGAATCGCCCTGCGCGTCGAGCAGATCAGTGACGATCACGCGGTGATCCGCGGCCGTCGAGGCCGAGAGATCGACATACGCGATGTTCAGCGTCGAGTCGAAGTGCAGGGTCTTCGTGAGGCCAACCTGCGAGGACTGCAGGGTGCCCGCCTTGGTGACGGCTTTGAACTCGACCTGGGGATTGCATTCCCAGACCGAGATCGCGGAGACGCCCACGACGCAGGTCGAACCCTGCGCGGCTTCCGCGGCGATGCCCGCGGCGTAGAAGTGATTGTCCCCGGTGGACGCCTTCACGTAGGAGGCGTTCGAGGTGTTGCCGGCTTCGGTGTAGTCGAGGGTGACGACGCGCCCGAGCTGAATCGCGGCCGACGAAACGCCGGTCGAGAGCTTGAACGTCCGCGTGGGGAACGCGCCCCACGGCGAACGATGCGGGCGACAGTATGACCCAGAGGAGAGGGCAAAATCTGTCACGGGTTGAGACTCCCATCGCGCTCGCGCGCGAATAGTTGTGAATGGGAGGTCAGATACGTGCCGGTCCTGGTCGTTGACCTAGTGCCAACCAAAACCCGCAACGCCCGTGCAGATCTACGCGGCGGCGACCCGCGAATACGCCCGAGACAGCGGCGACCTGTTGAAGGCTGAACGAACTACGGGTGGTGCGTCAGCATTCGTGACCACACCACCTCGACCAACGCCCGATTACCTCCGGCGACGAGGGCAAACTACGACCGAGTCTTCAGCCTACAGGAAGAACTTTGAATTGTCAAGAACTTTGCTGCGACTGCCCGAAGATCGGCGCCACGGTCTGCAAGAGCGGCAACTCTCCGACCTTGTGGACGATGCACGGGAGGCCGTTCTGGAGGGCGATGGCGTCCGCTAGGTGCTTGTGCGCGACCGCCGTGCCGCCCCACACGTGGTAGTAGCTCACCGAGGGCTTCCCGAGCCTCAGGGCGAGCTGCGCGAGGCCTCCGTAGGTGCCGACGAACCCGAGCGCGCGGCCCATGATCGCCGCCAGGACGGCCAGGTTCGTCTCCGGCGGCAGCTCCGGAAGCTCGAAGACGTTCTCCGTCGGCTTGATCCGCACGTCGAGGTGCTCGTCGGCGTGGACCCCGCTGTTCAGGAGCACGACCGGCGTCTTCGAGGCGATCTGCTTGATCGACTCCTGCGCGAACGTCACCAACTGTGGCTGGCCGGGGAAGGTGTGCCGCAGGTAGAACCGCACCGCGACGAACTTCTCTGGCAGGTCGAGGCCTGGCGGCAGCGCCGGCACCGTCAGCTTCTCGAAGTAGGCGTCCTTCTCCAGTTCCTGCAGCCCCATGTTGCTGTCGAAGAACCGCCCTAGCCGGGAGAACATCCAGCCGGGGTGCAGCGCGTGGTATTGCTCCAGGTGTAGGACGTTCGCCGCGCTCTTGATCGCCTCGCGATCGAACTCGGTCCAGTGGGTCTGCTTCAGTTGCCCGTGCTTCGCGTGCTGGATGCGGTTCTCGATGCGCACCTCCTGCGGCGTCCGCAGATCGAAGAGGTCCGGCCCTTTCTCGTTCATGCCGTAGAGCCAACGCGCGCCGCCGCGGGTGATCGGGATCAGCCGCTCGGGGTCTACGTTTAAACGCTTCGCGAACCGCTTCACGAACGGGATCCAGTAGAGCGCCTCGAACCCGACCTCGCCGCGAAACGGTCCCACCAGGATCGGGCGCGTCGAGCGCGCGAGACGCTGCGCGAACGCCGGCCAGAGACGTGCGTCAATCATGCGGGATCACCACGACGCGATCATCGAAGGCCGGCGTGCTCGCCTCGAAGAAGATGCAGTCCGAGAGCGCCTCGACACGATGCACGGCACCTGGCGGAACGTGATAGGCCTCGCCGGGATACATGACAGCCGACTTCAGTTCGCCGTCTTCCTCGCACCACTCCACGAGCGCGCGGCCGGCGGCGAGGTAGAACGTCTCGTCCTTGTGTTCGTGATACTGGAGGTGTCCGGTGCCGCCCTGCTGCATGTGCAGCACCTTGCCGGTGTAGTCCTTCGTGTGGGCGACGAGCAGTTCGGTGCCCCAGGACTTCGGGCCGAGCTTCTGGATCTGGAACTTCTCTATGACAGGCATGGCAATGGCGAGCGCGGGTCCAAGAGCGCCAATCGCTCAGCCTCGCGCCAATCCTCCTCGGTGTTGATGTCGAACCCTTCGAGTCCGTCGGTCACAAACGGCGAGATCTTGCGCCCGCTGATCGTGCCGAAGCTGTCGAGCACATACGTCCAAGCCATCTCCAGTGAGGCGTTCTGCACGTAGGCCGGCGGTAGCGTCTGCGTCGGGGACGAGTGCCACGGCGTCCCGTCCGACCGCTTCGCATCGCAGACTGGCGTCATGGGATAGCCGGGACCGTTGTTCCACCACATCTTGCCGGGGTGCTGCTTGACGGCCTCGACGGCGCGCGTCGAGTGCGACTCGTCGCGAATGAATTGCTCGTAGCAGCGCCGGATCATGGCCGCGGTGCGGAACGGCGACGTCGGCCGAAGGATCGCGAAGGCATTGTAGTCGGCGTTCTGGTGCTGGAAGAACTCCCGCACCCACATGATGTCTGGCGCATCGTCATGCGCCGCCTCGGACGAGCGCGAGATCACGCGAGCACCGTATTCCATCGCGAGGCGCGCGGCGTGATCGTCTTCGGTGGACACCCAGACGTCCGCGAACACGCCGGAGTCCTGCGCCGCTCGAATCGTGTAGGCAATCAGCGGGTGCCCGTTCAGCAGCCTGGTGTTCTTGCCGTGGCAGCGCTTACTGCCGGCGCGGGCAGGGATCAGCGCAACGATTCGCACGTTAGCGCCTCGTCTGCGTGGACGGCACGGGCGAGCGTGCGACCAACGACCAGATAGAGCTGGTCCGGCGCAAGACCGCCGGAGGGGGACTTTCGGACCACGTCGCCGGCACAGAGGATGTGGCCGGCGGGCAGATCACGCGCCGCCACCAGCGACTTTGCCATCTTCTTGAGTGGACCAGCCTCAGACGGGAACGCTCGCTTACGCCCGTCTCCGAGAGCCTCCCGAGTCCGGTCCAGGTCGCGCACCATCTTCCGAAGGCCTTGAGGTTCGAGAGAAAACGCATGATCGGTTCCCTTCGAGGCACGGTTCAGCGTGAAGTGCTTCTCGATGATCCGCGCGCCGAGCGTGTAGGCGGCAACCGCCATCGCGATGCCGTTGTCGTGACCGCTCCAGCCGATCACCGTCTCCGGATACCGCGCGCGGAACTCCACGATCGCGAGCAGGTTCAACTCGGTGAAGTCCTGCACCGGATACGCCGCAGTGCAGTGCAGCAGCGCGAACTGGTTGGTGATACCGACGACGGCGTTGACGGCCCGATCGATGTCGTGCCAGTCTCCACCGCCGGTCGAGATGATCATCGGCTTGCCGAGGCGCGCGACGTGCTGCAGGAGCGGCGTGTTCGTCAGGTCACCGGACGCGATCTTGTAGGCCGGGACGTCTACTTCCGCCAGAAAGTCGGCGGATCGCTCGTCAAAAGCAGTGGCGAAAACCGCAACACCTGTGGCGGCTGCGGTAGCGCGACATGCCAGGAACTCACGTAGTCCAAACTCCAGAGCATCACGGTGAGCACCGTAAGTCGGCCCGAAACTGTTCTCGTTCTCGTAGGGCTGATCGAGCAAGGCTCGTGTATAGAGATTTGCATTGTCCCGCTTCTGGAGCTTCACCGCTGAGACTTCGCACGCTGCAGCCGTGCGGATCATCTTCATGGCGGTCTGCACGTTTCCGCCATGGTTGTGCCCGATCTCCGCGATGGTGTAGCACGGTTCGTCGTCCGCGATCCGCCGGTTGCCGATGGTCAGTCCTCTCATACGAGCCTCTCGATCAGCGCGTCCCATCCGTAGGCCTGGGCGTCGAGCGCTGGTGACTGGGCGTCGAGGTTAGTGTAGAGCTGCTTACCTGCAGCCAGTGCCGCCCAGGCGGAAGTGTTATTGGCTCGAAGGCTC